CCCCCTCCCCCCGCAGCGTTTCGAGGGCGGGGCGTGCGCGGGCTAGGAATACCCAACCCCGCAATGAACACCCCTTCTGATAAGGCCACCCCCCTTTTGACTAGGGTTTCACCCCAATCTGTTAACGCGGAGCTGTTAAGTTGTGCTCGACAGCCTCCCTCAGAAAGATTAAGACATCTTAATGATGTTATTTTCGACATAAACCCCCCCTTTTTCTGGTTATATGGGGGAGACACAGAGGGGGCAACGAACTCACCCTCCCAGAGAACGGTCTCTCACTCAATAGAGTTCGCTCTGGCCGCTAGGCCAGATTAAGAATGGGGCAACCCAAGGAGTTTTAAATGCCAAAGGGCAAGATTCTCATGGGGAAGAAGACCCCAAAGCCAGCACCAGGTGAACCAACGCAGCTTAAAATGCCAGGTCGCCCTTCGATCTACAAGGGTACCGACAAGCGTGCAGACGCTCCCGTCAAGGTAAAGCCTGTACCAGCAGGCAAGCGCAAGCCGCCAGTGTATGGCAACAGCAACTATAAGCCAAAGCCAACGCCAAAGAAGCGATTGGGAGACCGATAATCATGGCAAAGGCACGACCACAACTAGATAAGATGGCAAACGGCAAGAAGAAGCCGATGAGCCGCACCTCTGGTGTCGCTCGTCGACTGCTTGGTCGCTCAGAGGGTATTGCAACGAAGCTGAAGTACGGCGCACCCCTCACAGGTTCCGCCTCTGGCGTCAAGAGCATTAGCCTCAAGGACGCTGGTGAGGTGCTGACCTCGGGTATCGTTACCCTTGGGAAGAAGGGTCTTCAGGCTGACCCTGCCTCTCTCGCCATGGCTCTGCCAGTTGGGAAGGTCCTGAAGGCTGCACAAGCCCTTAAAGCTGCTGGGAAAATTAAGCAGGCAACCGCCCTTATTGCTCGAGTAGATGCAAAAAGGGCAGGGCAGGTCATGGGTGAATTCGGTAATGCAACTCAAGGTGTTTACCAAGGTAGGCCACTGAGGAGACTATCTGAATCTGTATTCCCACGAGCCGCTGGCGGAGCAGAAAGCGCCCCTACACTTCGTCAAGAATACGAAACAGTAAAGCAGGGATACGAGCAGGTATTTGGCAAGGGTAAGAAGGTTAGTAGCTTCAACCCAGACGTTGCCGCAATGACAGGATATCCAGGACGCGGCGGTTCTGTGGCAAAGATTCGAAAGATTTCTAATCAGGTCGATGCGTATCTTAAGAAGCGCGGCGGAAAGACCATCGGTAAGTAATAGTTACAACGCCACCGATTCAGAGGGGGTCGAATGTCCAAGGCAGTTTCACAGTACGTCAATCGCTGCAAGGACATCCTCGGACTGGGGCATTGGACCATCACGGTAGGAGCTGGCGCTCCGCCTGACGATTCCTGGGCTGATGTAGAAGTCAGCACGAACCTGTATAACGCCACCATTCGCTTCTCTCCAGATCTCTGGAAGCAGAAGAAGGACGAGATCCGACGGGTGGTAGCGCACGAACTGATCCACCTGCACCAGGCAGGGGTGGAGCGCCTTGTTGAGGCGTTGGAGGAGTCGCTGGGATCAGCGGCCCATAGCATCCTCAGCCACGTATGGGATGTTGAAACGGAGCGAGCGGCTGACTCGCTATCCGTCCCCCTGGCTCGGCTCTTGCCGATGCCAAGTTTAGGAGAAGACTAATGCCAATGGTCGAAGGGAAGAAGTTCCCATACACAAAGGCTGGTAAGGCTGCGGCGGAGAAGGCTGAGAAGGGCCTGTACGCCAACATCAACGCCAAGAAGAAGCGCATTGCCGCTGGCTCTGGCGAGAAGATGCGTAAGCCTGGAAGCAAGGGCGCCCCAACCGCTAAGGCATTTAAGGACTCAGCCAAGACCGCAAGGAGCAAGTAGCCGTGGCAAAAGCGAAACCAATGAATCGAACGTCTGGGACAGCCAAGCGGAAGATTAGCAAGGCCGAAGAGGTTCGCTACGCTATGAGGACAGGCAAGCCATTGACTGGCTCTGCGTCTGGCGTTAAGAGCATTACCCCAAAGCAGGCTGGTGAAGTTCTGACTCAGGGTATTGTTAGCCTTCGTGGTAATAAGTTTTCTGTTGACCCCGTTGGACTTGCTATGGCAGTATCTCCATTCAAAATCCTTGGCGGTGTTGCTGCAAGAAGCGCAGCTGGACTCAAAAGGCTAGGTCGCGCTGGAGACTTTATTGAGGAAGAAAAGGCAGCATTAGACGCTGCTGGGAAGTTTATGCTCGCTTCCAAATTTCCAAAGTCAGCTGGGGCAAAGAGTATGGAATCGTCTATTGTCAAAGAGATTGTTAAGGCCAAGTCAGTTAGCGACTACGATACAACTGGCATTACGAATGCGGTACGCCTTGGCGGAGAAACCCTATGGACTACTGGCATGGACGAAAAAGGAAAGAAGCAAGCCTTTAGAGCAGTGGCAAAGGTTCTTGGTAAAGCTGGTCGTTTAGAGCCATCTCTTAGAGATATTGGTAAAGAGTTCAGAAAAAATTCAAAAAGGAAGTATTAACCCTTGTCCCGCTTTACCTCTACTGCTAGGATCAACACCCGCTGGCGAAACAATGATTTCATCGGTGAGCCTGGATCTACCCACACGTTCCCAGATGCGTTCCATGAGGAGTTCCTTGTGGACTGGGCGTTGCAGATCTCTAATGGCACGATCATCATTACGGAAACCCCAACGACGGGGGTCATCCAGATGGCCAGCCTTACGGTCGGGGATATTGTCCTCACTGGCACGGCAACTGGCAACTTTGGCGCTGGTGGTGCGGCAATCATTGGCACATCGCCTATTAGCGTTGCTACTGCTGCTGGTACCTCGACCATCAGCCTCAATGCCAACTACTCCACGACCAGCCACCTCCACGACGGCACCTACCAGCCGTTCGGCACCTATGTCACCTCCGTCACTGGCACATCGCCAATCACCACATCTGGTACCACCGCCATTACGGTTGGCATTGACCAGACCGCAATCACTGGGGCAACCGCAGCGACAAACGCCGAGGTTGTTCGATTCCTTGTCAAGAACACTACGGGGACGACAATTCCCAAGGGTTCGGCAGTCTATGTCTCTGGGGCAACGGGCGACAACGCTCTCATCTCTCTTGCGTCAGCCACGTCTGATCCATCTTCCTCTAAGACCCTAGGCCTTACTGCCGCCGCAATCGACAACGATGCGTTTGGCTATGTCATTGAGGCGGGGTATCTCACCAACATTGACACTTCCGCCACGACCGCTGGAGCATCCGTCTGGCTTGGTAACACCCCTGGGTCTATCGTATTCGTTAGCCCACCAGCAGAGCCGAGTCACGCAGTCTACCTAGGTGTCGTAGTTCGCGTCCAAGCAATCAATGGATCTATTCTCGTCAAGGTTCAGAACGGCTACGAGCTGGACGAACTCCACGATGTTTCTGCGGCAAGCCCGTCTGACGGAGACATCATCCAATACAAGACCTCTAGCAGTCTGTGGACCAAATCATCCATTGCCAGTGCTGGCATTGCTGCCTCTGTCCACACCCACGCCTACCAGCCTGCTGGAACCTACGTCACGGCAGTCAATGGCACTGCGCCAATTACCGCAAGCACGGACACTGCTGGCATCGTCACGGTTGGACTGAGCGCAAGTTACGCCTCTAGCGTCCATACGCACGCCACCAGCGATGTCACCAGCGGGAACTTCGTTGCCACCCTTGCCGCTGGAACTGGCGTTACCGTCACTGGCGCAGATGCCAATGCTGCGGCAAAAACTGTTTCCATTGGGCAGGCCGTTGCAACGAGCAGCACTCCAACCTTTGCTGGGGCCACTGTCAACGGTGATATTGTTACTAGTTACCTTCCAGTCAGAATTGCAACTGGAACCTACTCAATGAATAGCTCGGCTGCGGCGACTGGGAACACAACGGTAACATTCCCAGCAAACAGGTTCACGCTTGCTCCCCACGTCATTGTTGCAATTCAAAGTGCACCAGGTGGATCACAAAAAGTCGTTGCCCGTATTGCTGGTAGCGTTACTAGTACCTCGTTTACTGGCTACTGGTACAGCGGGGACCAGGCAAACCTAACATTTACTGGGCTTACTTTTGGCTATATTGCAACTCAGTATAGTTCAGCAGCATCGGCGGGGTGATAAGTGGAATTTAAAGAGATGGTTGTTACGTGCAAGACTGATGGGTGCGAAAATAAAGATATTGCACTGACAGTTAATGTCCCAAATGAGGCAGACCCACGTGTTGTTTGCGGACCATGCGGAAATGATATCACCGATAAGCATGACTGATCTGGCACCAGTCCTCACGGGCTGCCACGTCTGCCGAAGCCCTCTTGTTGAGGCGATCAACAAGAAAATGCGCGACGGAATGTCGGATGTGCAGCTCTCCAAGTGGCTTGCAGACGCTGGTCACTACATCTCCCGCATCACTCTCGGCAAGCACAAGCGTGATCACCTCACTGAAGACCACGAACACAAGCGTATCTCCGCAGTAAAGCACCTCCAGAAGCAGAAGAAGACCATCAAGGCGACGGGCGACCTGGCAATGCTGGTGCGGGACTACGTACATAGCGCGGTGCAGGAGGGGGATCTAACCCCAACGCTGGCAGAGGGCCTTCGCGCACAGGAAATGATCGACCGACGCCAAGAGAAGGGCGCAGATCGAGAGGTTGCACTGCAACTTGCAGGCATCTTGGGCGGCGGTGCTACCTATCAGATCATTGAGGCAACAGAAATCAAGCCACTAGGGGTCGGAGAATCGGAGTTATGATTGCGTTCCGCAGCCGTATTGGGTTTCCTCCTAGCACTAAGTCTTATTCTCCCAGGAATCACTCGCGCAAACCAGCAGGAGATCTGGTGCGGGGGAACGAACCCGTACACGGGAGAATGGGAACTATGGGGTCCATTCTGGTGGGCGGACGAACCGCAAAACGAACTGTGGGTGAGGTTGTGCCTACCAAATCGACCGTGGGATCCAGTTCCTTGGGAACCGAGTCCATTGCCGAGCGAGAGTGCGGAGCCTAGCCTTGAGCCGACGCCAGAGCCTACACCCAGCCCGACGCCTGAGCCGACGCCAGAGCCAACACCAGAGCCGACTCCGACTCCGACTGAAGAACCGACGCCTAGCCCAGAGCCAACTCCGACTGAAACTCCGCAGCCTACGCCAAGCCCTACTCCAACAGTAGCTCCAAGTGAGCGACCATCACCAACTCCAACGCGAACTCCAGATCCTAGTCCAGAACAAAGTGGAACGCCGACTCCAAGCCCGACGCCAAGCGAGGAAGTCACTCCGAGTCCTGAACCAGTTCCAAGCCCTAGCGTGGCTCCTGATGGGCCAGCGGAAGCAGTAGCAGAGGCTGTTGGCGAAGCAGTCGCAGCAATTTCAGAAAGCATCGGGGAAGCAGTTACTGCGGTAACCACCCTAGGAAAAGATCTCTCGGTCGAGGAGAAGAAGCAGGCTCAACCAGTCGCGGTGGCAATCATCGTGAGCCAGGTAGCCCAAGCAGCAGCGGCTGCGGTCGCAGCCTCCAACACAGGGAGAAAGAAATGATTTCACGCATCATCAATGACATTGTAGGCGGATCATGGACGATCCTTGGTCTCCTCTTCGCAGTCGTCGTACTGCCAGATGGAGCAACAAAAGACACCATGTCAGCAATCTTCACGGGTCTGACACTAGTATGGTTCCTGACGGGACCACTACGCTGGAAGGATTAACGAATGCAGTATCGGGTCAAGTCACAACTCTACGCTGACGCAGAGGCGCAGCAGAAGGGTGCCAAGCAAGTCCTAGACGACTGCACTTGGTCATCCTGTGCCGCCGCCGTCTCGTGGGCTTCTGGCTACACCGTGGACTACACCGCCGCGCAAGGCGTCGCCGCATTCGAGAAGGCGACAGGGCGCAAGGACAAGCAGGGCATCAGCGACGCTGGCGGCTCACTGAAGGAAGCCGCGCAGACCATCGCCGTACTCGGTGGCAAGGCTCGCTACGCCAAGTCGTGGGCTGATGCCGTGGCAGCAGCGAAGACTGGTGCTGCGCTGATGGTTTGGGTACAGCAGCCAATTGGCTATCCAGCAGGCGTACCCGTCAGCAAGTGGCACGACGGCTGGCGACGCTACTGGACCAAGAAAGATCCGAAGAAGATCACCGACGGCTACGGCCATATGACCTCCGCTGGCTGGTGTGCAGACCACGGTTGGCAGTGGGCGTGTCCTACTCGTGACGAGAAGGTTGCCGCCGAGAAGTACGGCGTGCCAGTGACCGAAGAGCAGCTCAAGCAGATTGCCAACAGCAAGGTCAAGGCGAAGAAGGTTGCAGTCGACTACAAGTGCCTGCTCATCGTCACGCACCCAGGCAAGGTTGCCGCCCCCGCGCCAGTGGTTGCTCCAGTGGTCGCGCCAGTGGCTCCCACAATCAACGTAGAGGCACCTAGGAAGCCCGTAGAGGCTCCGAAAGTAGAATCTGTTACTAAGACACCATCCGAGTTGGATGTGGCGGTAAAAGCCCTAGAGAAGGTCGACTGGGCATCAATCGGAGCAAAGGGTCTGGCTCTGGCAGGAAGCGCGGCTGAGGCCGCTAAGAAGGAGAAGACCAGCATGGGCAAGATTGGCGCATGGCTTAAGTACATTGCAGACAACAGCAAGATTGACGAGATGCTACTAGACGCAGTACGAACGTTCCTCACCGTGTCGATCTCGGTTGCACTCGGTTTGGGCATCCCACTGCTTGACATCAATGGTGGTGACTTCCGCACAATCATCAGCGCAGGACTAGCGTCTGCCCTCCAGATTGTCGTGAAGGCGCTTGACCCAAGCTCCACAGACTACGGCATTCAGAAGAAGAAGTAATGTTTGATGGGTGGGTCTATGTGGGTGGAACATTTGATTTGTTCCACTCAGGACACGCCCAATTCCTAGAGCATTGCCGATCATTTGGCAAGGTAGTCGTTGCGCTCAACACGGATGAGTTTGCCGCTCGGTACAAGCGTCGACCGATTCTCTCACTGGCAGAGCGACACGACCTACTGGATTCCTGCAAGTACGTAGACAAGGTAGTCGTAAACGTCGGCAACGAGAACACTGGACTAACCATTGATCTTATGCCGTTGGATGTTCGAATCAGCCATATTGCTCATGGAGATGACTGGACGGGCGAAAGCCTGATGAAGCAGTTGGGTCTTGACCAAGACTGGCTAGATTTCCGTGGTATCAGGATGTTGTACATCCCCTATACCAAGGGGATCTCTACTAGCGACATTATAGGGAGAATCAATGGCGAGCATCACCGTCGTGGTAACTGCTCATGCGGACTCGGAGAACCTTGTTCGTATCCTAGAACTGCTGGGAAATCAGACCCAGAAGCCAGATGAGATCATTGCTCTCTGCTCTGAGATCAACCTTGAGGGCATTTGGCAACAGTTTCCGTGGGTTCGGTTCTACGAAGAACCCAACCTCAACGACTGGGGTCACGACAAGAGGGCCAAGGGGCTTGACCTGGCGACATCTGAATACACCGCGTGGTTCAACCACGACGACTCCTACGACCAGACCTTCATCCAAGAAATGATGGAATCTGCATCAGGTACCGCAGATGTGCTATACTGCGGCTGGAGCAAGAACCACACCCCGTCCTTTGCTCTCGGACAATCTACTTCTGGCAACTACATTGTCAAGACTAGCTACGCTCGCAAGGCTGGCTACACCGACCGCCACTACGAAGCGGACGGCACGTTCATCAATCGACTGGCCGCACTTGGCGGCAAGATTGAGTTCCTACCCAAAGTCCTATATTTCCACAATGAGGTGAAGTAATGCCCAAGAGTGCTGCATGGCAACGCAAAGAAGGCAAGAATCCGCAGGGCGGATTGAATGCCAAGGGTCGTGCGTCTTACAAGGCGCAGACTGGCGGCACACTGAAGGCTCCTGTCAAGAGCGGAGACAATCCGCGACGAGCCTCATTCCTCGCCCGCATGGGCGGTATGCCTGGTCCTGAGCGCGACGAGAAGGGTCGTCCGACGCGCTTACTCCTGAGCCTGAAGGCTTGGGGTGCCAGCAGCAAGGCGGATGCCCGCGCAAAGGCAGCCGCGATCAGCAAGCGCAACAAGGCTTGAAGCAACTAGCGAATGAAGTTGCGGTCGATCTGGCTCGCGGTCGCTCTGACATCGAGTTCTTTGCTCGCAGGTGGCTTGGCATCCAGGGGAATCCTGGGCAGGTTGCATGGTGGAAGTCCTGCTCCGAGCGTGATGAGTCTGGATATCGACCGAAATACATCACAACCGTCGTATCCGCTGGCAACCGTGCGGGCAAAACGATGGCAATGGCGGTGGTCTGTTTCCACCACGCCCTGTACAAACTGGGACTTCCAAACCCGAAATATGGTGATCCCAAGTCCCACCTTGCGTGGCTAGATTCTCCCTATGAATGGTTCCACATTGGTATCCAGCAAGAGACCGCAGAGCTAGTCTTCCGCGAGATTGAAACCATCCTCACTGGCCAGCACCCCGCCCAAAAAGGTCGTGGTTGCCCCATGGTCACAGAACTTGGTAAGATCGTGGAGACCAACAAGAAGTATCGCGGTGAGTATCCGTGGATCAAGTTCAATCCCATCGTTGGTGGGGCGAGCATCCACTTCCGCACTACCCAGGATCGAGCCAAGGCTCTCCTTGGTAAGGACATGAACGGCATCTCATTTGACGAAGCGGCGTTTGAGCCGCACTTGCTAATGATCTACCAAGAGGTGCTGAACCTCCGACGACTCTCCACTGGCGGACCACTCCACTTCATTGGAACGCCGACTGAGGGATTCAACGAATACGCGGATCTGTGGGAGAAGGGAAATCCCGACAACCCAGCCCGTGACGACAAGTTCATTTCGTTCCGATTGTCCACACGGGACAACATCGGCTACGGACTGACACAAGAGAACTTTGATGATGTCGTTCGTCAGCAGGCTGAGTACCTCATCCCGCAGAACATTGACGGATTCTTCATTGAGGCACGAGACGCATTCTTCTGGTCTCAGTCCATTCAAGCAGTATTCAAATCAGGAGTCGCAGAGTCAGGCCCGACACGTCACCATAAGTATGTCCAGGGTGTAGACCCAGGGATTTCACATGACGCAACGTGGGCGATTACACTCGACATTACTGACAGAAAGTGCCTTCGCGGTACGCGGATTAGAAAGCGTGGCGGCAAGCAGAGTATCTCTGCCGTCGTGAACATGGTCCGCGAAGGACACCTCCTCTACCAGCAAGACGGTGCGTACTGCACCACCATCGTCGATTCCACAGGACTCGGTGGACGACTATTCCAACAGGAGTTCAGCATCATCCGCCCCCTCCGAGGTTTTGACTTCGGTGGCACAAAGGCGAAGAAGGTGGAACTCCTTAATGACTTGAAGGCGGTCCTAGACAAAGGACAAATCGAACTGCCAACTGGCGGTGCGTGGGATGAGATGCGAAGGCAACTCCTCACCTACAAATTGGACGATAAGAAGCTGGAGCAAGATGCAGTGATGGCACTGGCCATTGCTGTGCGACACGCTTTACGAAACCCAGAGAAGCCCGTGAACGATCCAGTGTTCACATATTTTGGAGTGAGTGACTGATGGCCGACAAGGTACGAAAGATCCCAGCGGCGTTCGAGGGAACGCGAGCGATTCCAGCGCAGTACACGACTGACCCTGATATCGCCACGCCTGAGCAGATTGCCTCTATTGGCACTGCCACCGAGAAGGCACGAAAACTTGCTAAGGGTCAGCGTATCGTCGCGGCTGCCGCTGCTGGCAAGCCAATTGCCACCGCGCCAGTATTCACCAACATCACCGTCAACAAGCAGGGTTCAGTCAAGGGTCAGGCAAACCAGTCAATCGCTGGCGGTGCTGGCATTGGCATCAACGACCCATCCATCACGGCACGAAACCGCGCTTCCACGCGCATCAAGCCGAACTTTGAGAAGCTCACCCTTGGCGAACAGGCTTCCGTCAAGATGTCCGAGACTTCACTCAGCGGACAAGGAATTGATCCGAACCAGGACGAGTCGCATCTCCTCCTTCAGGAGATCCTTGGTCGCAAGCAGTTGGTGGAGCCAGAGCAGAACCGCCTGCGCTCACTCTTCCGCCGCATGGACAACCTCTACCACCCAGAGACCATCACCCTTGGTGGTGCTGACCACTGGGCAGATGATCCAAGCGCACGACTTGCTGGTCGAGCGCACGTCTCGGTCAACATCCACCACGCCTATGTACAGATCCCAGCCTCCATCCAGGCTGTGCGACCAGTGGTCAACTATGTTGCCACTGGGCCAACAGCCGAAGAGCGCGATGCCGCGCAACTGCGCGAGCGACTCTACTTTCGCTGGTGGGATGCCAACGAGATGGACCTGCTCCACGAGCACGCTGCACTCCTCAAGGAACTCTACGGTCATACGGCGGCTAAGGTCTATTGGGATCCAGTTGCCGAGTTGCCAAAGATTACCGTCATTGAGCGACCAGAGAACCTCTACCTTGGGTTTGGCGACAGCGACTTCCACCGCCTAGACTGGGCGCTCTATTGCTACGGTATGTCCCCACAGTCAGTCCAAGAGGACTACGGCGTGGATGTCATCCCTGTCAAGCAGGGCGACAAGTACTTCCCGTACACGACCCGTGGCACCCACGATGACCCAATCGGCAACGTGTGGTCCAACACCTTCGAGCGTAACCCACTCCGCCGCGAGACTGCCTACGAGCAGATGCAGGTTGAGGTCTACGACTACTGGTACAAGGTACCAACCAAGCCTGGTAAGGCTCCGCTTGTGTACAACGCCATCTTTGTCGGCAACTCGCTGGTAAAAAACGACGCGCACCCTGAGTATCAGGGACAGATCCCGTATGTCCACCTGCCAAACGGCAAGATCCCTGGTAGCCCATACGGTAAGCCAGCACTCTACGATGCCGAGCAGTTGCTCCGCGAGAAGGACGAGCGAGTCACTGCGATGGCGCAGATGATTCAGTCCATCGTCGGTGGGCAGATGTGGCAGCTCGTTGGGCCAGAGGCTCCTGATGAGGTACCGCCAAACGCGCTACCAAAGCCAGGTCGCGTCGCCACCCCTGGACCTGGCAACGAACTCCGTGCCATCCAGCCGTTCATCCCTTCGTTCCAGATTGAGCAGTACATCGGTCGTATCGACCGAGAACTTGCTGTGGCAACGGGCTTGAACGACCTGCTCCTTGGTCTCGCGCCCGCGCAGGTGCTTGGTTCGTCACGAGCCATCGCCGCGCTCATCGCCAACTACGAAGCACGCCTTGCTCCAAAGCGCAAGGTGTTCTATCAGTGGATGCGACAGGTCTGGGAGATGTGCGCCCGCATTTGGGAAATCAAGAACCCAGCTGTTGCAGAGATCATTGGCGGACAATACCGCATTGATATCGTTGCACCAGAACTGACGCCACGAGACACGCTGGAACTTGCCAGCACCGCGATCAACCTTGTCCAGAACCGACTATGGAGCGCCGAGCGTGCCATGGATCGAGTGGGCGTGGAAGATCCAATTGGCGAGAAGGATCTCATCCGCGACGAGCAGACGGACGCAACACTCAATCCTGCGGCTGTGGCAACGATGTCACAGGTGATGCAGCAGATGGCAATGATGCAGCAGCAGCAGGCCGTCATGTCGCAAGAGCAGGCTGCCAACGCCCAGCGCACGATGCAGCAGGGCGTTCCTGGAAGCCAGTCGCTCAACCAGCCAGAGAATCAGGCGCAGTTGCCGCCTGAGGCTCTGCCAGCAAACGCCGCAGCGCCAGGGGAAGAGAACCTTCTCCCAGCGCCGACTGGCACCAATGAGGTACCTGCATAATGGCACGACGCGGACGATTCACCAGCCCAAACTCTGGCGGACAAAACCTTACCGCGCTCATCATCGGCTTGCTGCGCGAGCGCAAGAACGCAGAGGAGCAGGGTCTGCTTGACGCCTATCGCACTGGAACAGCCTATAACGGTGCCGTACCAACGGCGGCGGATATTCAGTCATTCTATGACGAGTGGGCTTCGGCTGCTGGCTACACCCCAGGATCGCTGGAATATCAGGCCATCTTCCAGAAGAAGTCTGATCTAAACAACTATGACCTAAAGAAGCAGTTCAATGCGTTGATCTCGACCTTTAACACCACTGATGGTTCTAACTATCAGGACATTATTGACTTTCTTGGGAATGAGGCGCAGACCTCAACCGACCCAAATGATCTTGCTGATTATGCTAACTCTATTGAAACTACCACTAGCGCCTATTTGAAGTATCAGGGCCAGCGTTTGATTCGTGGCGAGCTGACGGCTGCCGAGTATCAGAAGATTACCCTTGAGTCGCTCAAGGTGCTAGATCCAGGTAGCATTGCCTATACCAACGCGGTCTACGATGCTTTCCAGTACGAGTGGAACGCAGAGGCAACCAAGTGGCAGAACCGCATTCGGGCTGGAACAGCAACAAACGCGCAATTCCGCTCGTGGGCAAACGGCTTCAAAAATCGCTTGGTGCAATCCAACATCTCCAAGGACAGCGAGCTATACACGTCTATTGGCGCAAGCATCGCGCAGGCAAGCATTGCCGTTGGCGATAGCCCAACCAACACTCGACTGAACACCACCCTCTCTACACTCAACAGTGTCTTTAGCCTTGCACAAGCGCAGATTGGCGGGGTTGAGATTGGCGTTGGTGACATCATGGGCGACCCCAAGGATGTTCTTAAGAAGTTGCGCGAAAACCCAGATCTTATGGGCCTCTATGCCGAATGGCTTGACGACAACCCTTCTATGATTGACCCATCACTTCGTTCCCTTGGAATCAGCGATGGGGCAAGTTTCCGACAGTGGTTTGAGGATACTCTTGACAGCGGACTCACCGATGCACAAACAATTGAGGCCGCTGGCGGAAAGGCAAACTTTGACGATTGGGTAGGCGCAGCCACAACAAATGGATCGCTTACAACCTTTGACGAGTTTGCCGTCACAAGCAGCAAACACGCCAGGGATGTGTCAAATGCTAACGGCAACGACACAATGATCCAATTCTACGATAACGAGTACAGAAAGTTTCTCAATGGTGAGAAGTCGTACTATGGCGAACGACCAACGCTTGAGGGTTTGTATCCTCAGCAATATGCTGTTGTGCAGAACGAAGCAAATGCTATGTTTGGTTCACACACAGAGGGTGCGTTGACGCTTACTGGAGCACTTAACAACGGTGAGCCAAGATGGTCTAACATTGGACTTACTGTTGAGAATGCTGCTGCCATTAGTGCTGGTCAGGCAGTTATGGTATGGAATAAGGAATCTGGATCGTTTACAACTGAAAATCCAAGGGATGCTACTGCAAAGCAGGGTTCCTACCAGTATGTCAGCTTTACTGTTCTACCAGATGGAACAAAAGTCCCATCTGTGATTTCGGTAACTGGTCAGCCGATCATTGGCCCTGATGGGCAAACCACTAGTGGGTATGTCTACGAGTTGCCAAACGGCATTACCTATGCTCTTGACGCATCAGGAAATGCTTACGAGATTCCCGCTGGTGTTTCAATCCCAGTGGCGCGAGAAGGGTATTCTATTGACAGCTTTGAAAATTACGGAACACGGGTTGAGGGTGGGTTACCGTTAATTGATACAACTTCCCTTATTCGACAGGGTGCTAATGCTGGAGCATTCAACCCAGAGGACCGAGAGGCTCGACGCGCTGCTTTGACGCAGTTTGGCGTTGATGCTTCTGACCTTGAACTTGCGTCCACTTTGGCCCTTCAAGTTGCTAACGCACTTGACCCAGATGCAAAAACGAAGATTGAGGCTGCCGCACAGGGCCTTGCTGGTGAGGCTATTAATATCCGTGCTGGTCAACTTGAGGCTACTGCCACAACCGCTGACCAGTTGGCAGAGGCTGCGCTTATCCGAAATAAGCCAGAAGCTGCTGCCTACAATACCTACGTCAAGCCAAACATGGACAAGTACGAAGAGGTGGCTAAGGGTCTCTTCCGACTCAAAGACACTGGCTCACGTCAAAACGCTCAAGAGCAGAACAAGTACATGGCGATGGGCGGACAAATCGTTGGCAATCGGTTTGGTCTCGGTGGCGATGCAGATTTGCCTAGCGTCGTTGACCTTCGACCAGATGCGGTAAAGAACAGCGAACGAGAACGGGATGTTACTGCCGCAGAACGAATCTTTGCTGGTTACGGCGTTGCTTCAACACAAGATCCATCCAGTGGGTTCTTCCGCAATATGCCAACAACCAAGAAGCAGCAGTACGGCGCTTTGCCTCCAGTGTTGCCACCAGCGGCTATGGCTCCGTCGGTGGTGATTCCGCCAACGCCACCAGTGCGTAGACCAGACATCATTGAGCCGACGATGCCAAAGGCTCCCGTTGTCGCTCCGCCACCACCATTGCTGCCACCGTCACTCGGCGGCGGCGTTAGGAAGTTGTAATGCCAAGTATCTTTGACAAGCCGTCTCAACGAACTGGAACAACTAAGGTTGCGTCCATTGCTCCGTCTGTCGGTTCTGCGAAGGCTATCCAATCTGCTGGTAGAATCCAGGTAAGCATTGCCGATCCATCAACATCCATCCAGAAGTCCATTGGCGACATCAACGCTGGATTTATCGGGGTAGGCAAAGGCCTTGTGTCCGTTGCCGAGAACATCCCCATCGTTGGCGGAATCACAAAGCCGCTGATCGGTTTCGTTGGCTCTATTGCCGATGCCACGATTGGGCAAGGTGTGAGCGCATTGGAGAAGATTCGCATTGGCGACTCTAACCTAGCGCAGGCTACCGTCAGCGCCCTAGAGGTTGTTGGTACGCCATTAAAGTGGGGTTTGGATGCGATCTCTGCCCCTGGTCGATTTGTTGAGCAGAAGGTTGCCGAAGCACGAATTAAGAACACACAGTCTGGTCGGCAAGATCTTGTTTCTTCACTGTTTGGCGCAGCGCCAAAGGAAGTGATGGCGATGATCTCAGGCGGTGCATCCCTTGAGGAAGCTGCCGAACATCTTTCTACAACCAACGCTGGATTTAGCGAGAACGGTCTTGCCAACCTTGGTTGGTCGCTGCTCCTTGATCCGATCAATGTCCTTGCCCCTGGTGCTGGCTTCGCCGCCAAGATGGGCAAGCAGGCATCAGTCTTCTCTCGTATTGCGAACAAGGCTGCCCTTGAGGGGATTACTGATACCGCGCAACTTGCAGAGGCGAATGCTTTCCTGAGCAAGTGGGGCTGGGCTGGCAAGATCCACGACGTAACTGTCGGCATCCTTGACAAGCGTCCTCGACTGTTCGCCTCTACGCTGGCGAAAGAGGTTGTCGCCGCAACGCCACGAGTCTACAACATGAAGACCGTGGGCGGATTTATGGATGATGTTGCCCTTGCTGGCGGAGCAGACATTGCTGATCGCGGCCTTAAGAACTTTGCCGTAACCGCAATGAACGCAGTCAAGTCTGGTGCAGTTCGTGCCGTCACCGCAATCCGACGATCTGGCTCAGAGGACCTTGCCAATACAATTGTCTACCGATTCTGGGATGACCTTAGCAAGGGCAGGAGCGTAGACGAAGTTCTTGCTGCTGAGGTCTATGGCGATGGGGATATGCTCTCGCTACTCAAGCGTATTGGTCTTGAAGATGCAGATATCGCAACACTTGCCGCCAAGGTTCAAGAGAAGGTCGGAATTAAGCGACTAGATGAGCTGGTCAAGGACAACGAGATCCGTGGTCTTGTTGACTCCCTTGCAAGCAGGCACGCCAACTGGACCGTTGCAAATCGCGGCGCATCCATGAAGATGGTTGCCGATGTTCGCGTGAACGCAGACTCTCGACTTGCCACCGAAGAAATGACTCGCGTCCTCTTTGAAGCAAAGAACGATGTTGTCGCGCTTGCCGCAGACCCAGTGGTTGGCGTTCAGGAGTTGACAAAGTATCTGGTCAATGGATTTGGTCTTAGCCCAGAGCAGGCTCTTGCCGTAGCCCAGCGACAGTTTGCCAAACACGCTGGCGATACCCGTGCGCTGACGGATATTCTGGCTATGGCTCGTGGCGCAAACTTCGGTCAGGCAGCTCGCAAGTTGGCTGCCGTTCGCAGCCTATTCCCAAAGGGTGACCCATTTGCCAAATTGACCATCACCTCACAGCGCAGCCTGACTAGGGCAGAGGCTGAGGCGGCAATCAAGCGCGTTGATGGTCTGAAGGCCCAATTGAAGCAGGCAATTGACGAAGGCGATACTGCTACGCAAAAAGCGGTGAAGTCTGAACTCAAGGCAGAGTCTGACCGATTGGTTCAGGGGTACGACGAGTTCGCCGCTCAGTTTGGAACCAATGGTCTGCATACCTACGATGAGGTCTTTGAATTCCTTAAGAAGACACCAAACATCACCGTCCGAGAACTGAGCAAGTCACAGCGAGCGCGTATTGCTGCTGAGGCCGTTAGCGATGACGCAGTTCGCCAGGTTGCCGCACTTGAGGAAGAACTCGCTGCAATGGGCTATCGCCTTGGCGTCGCTCCAAAAGATGACATTGCTCGCGTCACAACGCTTGCTACTGACCACTTTGGCAATGAGAGGTTCATTGAGATGACGATGCCATTTGCCGACACCATTGACCACGTGGCGATTGATGCCATTGACAACGCTGGTGTTGCGCTTCGCCCAAGCCGTCTTGGTCGTATCTTTGACAAGGTATCTCGACCATTCGGCGCAGAGGTTACTAAAAATGTCGTAGCGGAACGATTCGTCACACGTATGGTTGGGCAGTACGGCATCTCCGTCAACAAGGCTCGCCGCATCTTGGCTGAAGTCAACAACCTTGCTGCTCGTAAGGGTGTGCAGCCAAGGGCACTGCTTGCTGATAGCAATGAGCTAGAGCAGATCTTCCGCCGCGAGATGGGCGATGATTATGGTAAGATTCTGGACAATGGCAGCACGGCCTTCAAGGAAGTGCTAGAGGCTGCCTCTGGCGACCTTGCTTCCGCTGGTCTGACCAGCGGATTCACTGGTCGAGTGAAGGCGGTATTCCCAGCCATCACTCTGCTAACCGACAAGATCTACCCAGAGATTCGCTTCGGCATACTCAACCCATTCTTCAACTTGGTTCTTGAGCGCATTGAGACGGCGACGCAGAAACTCACCTACGGAATCCGACGTGAAGCCGCAGATGATCTGGCTCAAGAGATTACTGGTACGACCCTTCGCAAGGCGTATCTTGATCCACGAAATATCAACCGAGAGATTGCTGATGGTCAATTGTATATGGCGTCTAGGGCTAATCGGAATACTGCTGCTGCCGTTGAGACCGCAACAACATTCAAGGCTCGCGTTGAGCAACGTATTAAAGGGTGGTTCTCTGTTCAGCGCGTTCGTTCCGAAAAAGAAATCGCACGAGACATTATGTCGGACAAGTTCGCCGCTGATGAGTTTGTTGATCTTCTGGACAAGGCTGCTCCTGGGAAGTTGGAAGAGCTGGCGATCCATTACGGCGTAAGCAGGCCGCAAGAAGTTGTCCAACTTCTCCTTGAGGAGTACATGATTCACTCAGACCCAATCCGATTGGCGGAGTATGTGGCAGAAACTGGCGCTAAAGTTCGCGGACTAGTGTCTAAGGAACTTGTTGCAAAGATGGGCGCAGAAGAGGCGCAGGCTCTTGCCGATGCTGTTGTCGGTGCCTATGAAGTGGCAATCCTCAAGGGAAGCCGCAAGGCGGATAAGGCGCAATACTTTGCCAGCCAGCGCACCTGGCTTGAGCGCAGCCTCAACCATCCATTCCTTGCCATCTATCCGTACTCCTACATGACGCAGAAGGCGATCCCAATGATGATGCGCCTGATGTTCCTGACTCCAGGACCAGGAAAGATTGTTATGCCAGGTCTTGGCTTTGCAAAGTACCAGAACTTCCTAGAGTACGCCAACAATCGAGCAAACAGCGATGAGACATTTGTTGACCAGTTGCTGCAAAACGATGCCCTACTCTATGTGTTCTCAACGCTGCTTCCAGCCACCCCAGACAACATGGGCTTCTCGGCTCCATCGTGGCTGCGTCGCGGATTCATCCAGCCAGCCCTTCGTGGGCAGGCACTCACACCTGGCCAGATTGCGCCAACGCTCACTGAGGCGGTTGCCCAGCTTGGTCGCGGTACGGTTCTCGGTCAGGGTCGAACAATGCTAGAAGGTATCCAAGCAATTGATGATACGGCTAAGTTTAATCAGAATATTGGTGACTTTATCCAATCAAGCGCAGAGGACATTCAAGAATCAGTCCTGAGCCTGCGCGGTAATTAAGAAAATAACCCCCGACGCTGTGTTGGGGTGGGTTGTAAAGAAGGAGAAAATGCTGTGGCTGAAGAAGTCGTGAACAGCGCCGTAGAGCAGTCGGCTGAGGTGGTTGCCCCAGAGGTAACCACTGTGCCCACTGAGAACGACGGTGATGTCGCCACTTGGAAGAAGCGTCTAGCAGGCAAGGATCAGGCGCTCACCGCTGCCAAGAAGGAACTTGATGAGATCAAGTCCAAGGCAGAGGAACTCTCTCGCTGGAAGGCGGAGCAGGAGCAGGCTCAGATGACGGAGTTCGAGAAGGCGCAAGCCAAGATTCGAGAACTGGAGTCAAAGGCCGCTGCTGCTGAGGCTGCCGCGAAGGAGGAGCGATTAGCGCGGGAATTCCCTCTCGCTTACCAGTTCCAGAAAGATACCAGTGGTCTGGATGAAACCTCTCGCGCTGCTGCGCTAGAGAAGTTCATCCGCGAGGCTGCTGCTGTCAAGGAACAGGTCGAGACGGCACCCACCATCGTTGATCCAAACAATGCGCGTCGGGCAACCGCTGCGCCAACTATCAAGCCAGATTCTAAGGGCATCTCTGAGAAGCTCAAGAGTCTGGGTAATCCATTCGCTGATTAAGAAGGAGTAGCAATATGGCTACCACACTTACCAGCACGTCGGGTTTCGCTGATCTCGTACAGGAACTTGTTTCTGCACGCGCTCTAGAGGAACTGCGCGCACGTGCTGTTCACGCGATGCCAGGGCTTTATGTCCCTGCTCGTTTCATCAAGGGCACGAACACCCTCCGCTACGCTCGTTATGCTGACCTCGCGGTCAACACGACGCCGCTTACGGAAGGCGCTCCGCCAACCGATCAGGCACTGACGATTTCGTCCGAGTACTTTACTGCAACGCAGTACGGTTCGACGGTCGCAATCTCGGACCTCGCAAACATTGACTCGCCACATGACCTCATCAGCATTGCTGCCGAGCGCGTGGCGTATCAGGCTGTCCGCTCGATGGACCAGTTGGTCCGCGACAACCTGCACTCGAACGCGCAGACTTCTGCCGTGTTCGCTGCAACTGGTTCGGCTACGCTGACCCAGGGCGGTCTGAACAGCTCCGTTGCCGCCGCAGGCGTCCTCAATGGCCGCATGGTCAAGGAGATCGTTGCACGCCTTAAGGGTTCCAACGTTCCAGCCTTCGCTGACGGCACGTATCGTGCTATCATCCATCCTTCCCAGGAGTTCGATCTCATTTCGGACACCGCTGTGAACGGCTGGATCGAGGCTCGCAAGTACACTGATCCAACGGGCATCCTCACGGGTGAGATTGGTCAGTTCGCTGGCGTGCGCTTCATTGTGTCTTCGGACGCCAAGGTCTATCAGACCGCTGGTGCTTCGGCTGGCAACGTGTACGCCGCCCTGTTCCTTGGCCCTGACGCCTACGCAATTGGCGACAGCCAGACCCTCCAGAGCTACTTCGTAGCCCCTGGTGGCGATCACACCGACCCACTCGCACAGAAGGCGCTGTTGGGTTACAAGATGCGCTTCGGCTCGCTCCTCCTCGATGAGGCAGGCGCTCGCTACCGCGTCATCAAGACCCAGGCCACGGTCGGAGTCTAATCGGTCGGGACGCCGATACCCCCACTCAGCCTTTGGCTGGGTGGGGGAGTCCCACTAGAATCAACGTAGAGGCACCTAGGAGCCACTAGGAGCCACAAAAAGGGTCAGGGTGGTACCTACATACCACCAGAGGGTCGATATGCTAAAAGTCCTAGTTTGGGGACACGTTGAGGAAGGTCCTTGTGCCTACTTCCGTGGTCACCAGTTCACCGAAGAACTCAAGAAGCTCGGCGTGGAATATCGCGGTCTGAACAAAGTCGGAATGAAGATCAAAGAGGGCGGGGAGAACCTGCTCCTTCCCGAAGCGATGGCTAAGGGTCTCGTGGACTTTGACACTTCCGATGTTGACTGGGCAGATGTCGTCGTCTTCCGCCGCTACTACAACACCACCATTTCCTGCAAGGATGAAGCGTGTCCGTTTGTGACCTTCTCTTATGCAGAAGCAATCAAGCATGAGCACGGCTGGAAAGAGCGCGACCTTGTTACGCGGCTCCTCTGGCCCACCTTCCAATATGCCAACCACGGCAAGGCAATCATCTACGAGACCGACGATGACCACTTCAACATCCGTCCGTGGAACGGCTACATCAAAGATGTGATCCCAGAGTACGAGATGATTGAGCAGATGGCAAAACGTGCCGATCTGGTCACCACTTCCACCAACACCATCGCTCGGCGCTATGCGCGATTCAATGACAATGTGCGTGTCATTCGGAATGCCATTGACCCAGAGTTGTACAAGCCGACGGTTGAGCGACCAGCAGGGGACAAGCCACGGGTTGTCTACTACGGGAGCACCGCTCGACTGCGCGACTACGCTGGATACCCAGAAGGTCCACGCGGCAAGATTGCTGGTGGATACGCTGGCAAGGCGGTGATGGACCTTCGCAAGGAACTACAGACCGTCTTCGTTGGAACGAATCCTGGAACAGAATCCATCGTAGGCCAGTTCTTCCAAGAGCAGTATGGCTACGTTGAGGGCATCCAGAAGTTCTGCGAGACCCTCGCCAACACCCACCCAGACATCGGCATTGCCCCACTGATGGGCGATGACTTTGACCAAGCCAAGTCCGAACTCCACTGGCTTGAGTACGCCGTGACGGGCGCAGCCTTCATTGGCGAGCGGTTCCGTGGCGACGGTCCGTACCAGATGGTCCGCGAAGGGGTAGACGGAATGCTTGCCCGTGGTCGCGGCGAATGGTACGACGCAATGAAGAAGCTCACACGCAGCAAGGATCTGCGAGAACAACTCGCAGGTGCGGCGCGTGAGCGTGTGCTAAAGGAATATCACTACAAAGATCGAGCAAAGGAATGGGCTGACGCCTTCAAATGGGCAGCCGAGAATAAAGGCAAAGGAGCCAAGATCGCATGAGCACGACATTTTCCAGCCTACTCACTTCGCTGCGGCTCTCCCTACGTGACCCTAACGGGACCACGTGGTCGGATGGCCAACTCGGTGAACTGATCAACCGTGGCATTGATGCCATCGGGGACGTCTACCAGTCAGAGGCAATCCAGGCCACTGCGTTTACGCAGCCTGTGAGCGGCTCTGCCTTCTCTGTTGACCTGACGACGGTGACCTGGCCAGTCCGCGTTGATGTCTATGACGCGATTAGCAAGAGCGCAACCATCACTGGTGCATCTGGGTCTGGGACGACTAACGTCTACACCTATTCGTCTCTTGCTGCGCCAGTAAACGTAAGCGCCTTCTCCGTTGGGGATGCGATCTCCGTCACTGGGGTCAGCCCATCGGTGTTCAATATCACGGGAACTGTGATCTCCGCAACATCGTCAACGTTCCAGATCTCTAGCCTAAAGAGCGCCCAGGTCACTAATGCCGTAGCGGACGGCACGAACATCACATACACCTACGGCGGGTTCTCCACTGAAACTGGTCGGTCTGGATTTGAGAATGGGGACAACGTAACCATCTCTACGTCAGCCGTCACTGAGTTTAACATTAGCGGTCAGGTCGCCAACGCGACTCAGTATTCATTCACTATCTCCAGCGCGGTGGCAAGCAGCACTGCATTCACTGGTCGGGCTGTGGTTTCGTCCACTGCCGTTACTAGCTCATATTCATCGGGTGGTTCCGTGGCTACGACTGCGGTGCCGAAATATCGTGAGACGGTTCGACCCTCGTCTGGCGATGGCCCCGATTCGGGTTGGGAGACGCATGGAGGAATCCTGTATCTCCCAACCCGCTACACCCTTGCGGTCTCACAGGGTACGCTTAACGTCGTCGGCTATGGTCCATGGACGCAGATCAATACTGCACAGACCAGTTCCGTCACCAACCTGGACACGACCGCCCAGAACGCGGTGAAAGTCTACGTTGAGGCTGAAGCGCTCACGATGCTGACCTTTGACCGAGCACAGTACCAGCAGTGGCAGGTCTCGTCTGGCTCATCAGACATCTCTGCCCTTGGTATGAACAACCTTGCCCTTGCTGCCCAGCAGCGATGGCGACAGGAGAAGAACCGTATTCGAAGATTCCGTAAGGGAGGCTGATCGTGGATTTCAACAGGGAAATCAAGATCGCTACTGGTACGGCGACCTCAGCGTATCTCAATCTCAACAGCATCACGACCGCACCCACGGTCGGTACGCCATTCAGCGGCTATGTGCTTGAGAGCGTTGCTTACGCCAATGCTGGCGTCAGCGGCTTTATGGACTCTATCGCCCAGCGTGACGGAGCAGAGGCCAACATTGCCTTGCTCGGCACGCGGCAGATTCAGATGATCGTGCAGGTGTACGGGTCATCGTCTGCGGACTTCTACGACAAGCTCAACGCCCTCAACTCGTCGCTGCAACCATACCCGTCATTCGCCACAAGCGATGATGGGTTTCGTGCGTTGGACTTTGACCAGGCAACACTGAACACCACCGCCTACACCAGCGGGTTCATCAATATGCGGATGAAGGTTCGACCGACGAGCATCCCAACCTATAACCTGAACAACGACCTAGTGACCCCACGGACAACCGACCGTGGTATCTCCACCAAGGCTGCTATCTCCCTGATGGCTAAAGACCCACGGAAGACCAGCCAGACGGCAACGACGGGAACGATTAACGTTTCTTCATCTTCGGCAACAACGACGACGCTCACCAACAACGGCAACTATGTGGCGTATCCGACCTTTGTCTTTGTGAATGCTGCGACGGACAGCCGAACAGCGACCATCAGCACGAGCGCATGGACAAGCGTGATTACACTCCCAGCGTCCTCGACCATTACGGTTGATGCCGACGCTCGGACGGTAAAGATTGGAACTACCCTGCGGATGGATTTGGTCACCACTGGAACAACCAGTATGCCCTATCTCTTTGCTGGGGCAACGGTGATTACGGTGTCCGCAATGGCCTCGGTCACTGGAACATTCAGCTTCAATGAGGCGTGGCTGTGAGCGATCAGAAAAAGTTCCGCCTTACGATTTGGGATTTCTCGGTCAGCGGCTGGCGCGGAACGCAGAAGGCAGTCGTCTACGACGCATCTGACATTGGTGTAGAGGAGAACGCAAACGATGTCGGGTCTGCGTTCTGGACACTGAAGAACGACCACCCCCAGATTTCCGAGTTCGTTCCCCTTGAGCGGCACTACGAGATTGCCCGATGGAACGACAGCATTGCCACTCCACGATGGGAGTTTGTCGGCGCAGGCGTGATTAACGACTTCAACGCCACGGAGTATGAAACCGTCTTTGCGGGCATTGACTACAAGGCAGTGATGAACCAGGTAACGACGCCACTGAGCCAGATCACATTTGCCAGCGTTAGCCCCATCAACCCAAACCTTGCCACGGTTCAAAAGACCACCATCTTCAACTCGACTGACGGCGTTGAGGGAACCGACCAGGTGTTCGGCACATCCTTTGACATCAACGGCGTAGTGAACTTTAACGTTACTACTGCGATGACTGTTTCTGCGGCGACAGTCTCCGCCGTTGCCAACACCACTAAGACTATCAGTATTACGTCTGGAACATCTACATACACGGCATCAGTACAGACCCCATATATCCAGTTGACGTACAGCCTTGAGTGGACTGGCGCAACATCGCTTACTGGTGGTGCTACTGGTACCTTCGGCGGCGTTGCCTTCACTAACGGATTCCCCAACACCCCAAGGATGCGTGTTGCAATCTTCGCCTCCCCGCCAGCGGCACAAGACCTTGGAGACCCGCCCGTAGGTTCGATTGGCCGAATTGCGGAGTTCAACGTCAACGCCGACTCGTCGTCTGGAGTCAACCGATTCAAGTCTCAGAACCAGGTTGTTGATGTCTTGCCCTTCTCGGCGCGAGAGGAGCTTTATGCTGCGCTTGTTGCAGCAGGTGCTGCCTCCGCAACGGTTGCCTCCACACTCATTGAAACCCCAACTGGCTCTACGAGCAAGTCTGGGACACAGACGGTGTACGCATTTAGAAACGGCTTGACCTACACCCTAGACCTCTATGCTGGGATCTATGCCGCGTTTACCACCTCTACAAACAAGTGGTATGTATCTTCATCAACAAAGGCGAAGTCCACCCAAGAAGCAACCCTGGGGCAAGGGACCAATAACATCGTTGACATCGTACAAAGAATTTTCAACAACGTCACCACTGGCAAGACCAGCGGTCGACTTCGGTACGCCACGATGTCCGTCATCAACAGCGGTAGCACCGCAACGACCCATACCGTTTACAGTGCTGGCGATCCGTCATTGGATCACATTGGTGATGTTTGCGACCTAGAGATGGGCGCACGAACCGACGGTGGCAAAGTCGTCTTTGGAATCGCCAAGCCAACCCCTGGAAACTCATACGACGGAAACTTTGAACTGAAGGTAAATGTCTCAAGCAGCCCAGTGACCACTGGCCCAGCCTTGAGGTATCCAGAAACGATTAAGTCTTACTCTTACGCCCCTGGCTACGCAAAGGTTAGGAACGACGTAACGATTATCCCAACCGAGAAGTATCTTTCTGGCTCTAGCGGTCAGGGTACTGGCGCGAGCATTATCGGCGCAACGGCATCTAACTCGTCATCCATTACGCAGTTCGGTCGCATTCCAATGGTCGTCGCAAAGGGCGGATTCGTGAACTCTCAGTCTGCCAACAATGAAGCCGCTCGAATGATTGAGCTATACGGAACGCTGAAGACCAACACCAATACCTCCATCCTGAACTCCACAATCCTACCAAAGAACACCAAGCAGGTCGGCCTCAAGATTGCCGTAGACGGACTCTATGTGAACAGCAGTTGGGATGTGGGCGACTCCATCAATGTGCAAATCAAGCATGGGCTGGTGGACATCAACGAAGCATTCGTGATTGCTGGGTACCGATGGTACGGCGAGAGCGATGGTCACGAGCGGCTGGAGATGGACCTTGTTCAGGGTTCTTCCTTCGCTGCATCCTACAACCTTTCAGCCGCTACGCCAGGTAGCGGGGATACGGGTGCTCCATCAGCCGTAGGCACATCATCGTTTGGCGGCACTGCCGTACCACGATCTCGAAGGGCTGGGACAACCCGAACAACCACAACGACCACGGCTGTTAACATCCCAACGCGACCAATCTATCGTAGGGGAGGCAACGTTCTTCTATGACAGGAAGCCAGTTTAGCACGCTCCTCAACGCCATTGAGGATGTCCGTAAAGACCTCTCTGCCAAGCTGGACTCCATTGAGGAGCGCCTTAGAATCGTTGAGGTGGACCAGGCTAAGGCTTCCGCCATTGTGGAAAACAACAATGACCGCACCATTGGTGTACAATGGAAGGTAGGGATCGCCGTGTCCGCTGTGGGCGTGGTGGCAACCCTGATCGTAAGCCTACTTCAGTAGGCTGGGAGTATACATGAGTCTAGAACAAGATATCCATGCCATGCGGCAGATGGGGCTTCCGTTCTCGATTATTGGATTAAAGCTCGGCCTCACCAAAGATCAAGCGCAGAAGCGATACCAAAGATTCCTGTTGTCCAACCCCCTCCCCCACACCCCCTCCCCAGAGGGGGACTGGTCTTCTTTAGAGGGGGATCGGTCTTTTAGAGGGGGTCA